GGACATCTTCTCTTTTAAAAACAAACTCTTCTCTTAATTCATACGAAACTTTGAAACAAAAATCCCTCACTTCCTTATCTGACAACAGTAATTTCACTTTATCTTTTTCTATGTATTTGCCAAAATCAATGATCGGCATCTCTGCTGTGGGGACAAAAAATTCAATCTTAAATTCGTGGCCTTTATCCTTGTAAATCCAGTATCTATCTTTTTTTACTCTTTCACAATCAAGAAACATAAAGGACTTTGTTATGTCCTCAAATTCCACAGGTTTTTTAAAGACATTATCAAATCTGTTTGGATAACTAGTGCCGTAACTTCCTGATTTAGCATTGTGACCAAAATATATTTGATTTGGATCAACATATTGGCTCATGTCCATATCCAATCTCAACCCCGTCAAACTAAACAAATTTGACATAAACCAATTGGTTGTTGTATTGAATAAGACATCAGCCTCTTTCCCGAATTGTATTCTCTTTATTATTCCATTTTCAGTCTCTAATCTCAACATAGCTTCAGGCAGATTGATGACCAAGGATCCTGACCCGTACCAATTTCTTCCCACTTTAACTTGCTCCTGTTCCCAATAAATCCAGTATGTTTCTTCAATGAGACTCTTTGTGTGAAACTGTGTGGCAGCATGAACTAAAGGTCTCCAACTCAAGGGCACATTGTCATACACCTTTTCTCTCAGTGTGATAAGATCAGTGCGAAAAATATCCTTCCCTAATATGTTGTTATCTCTTGCTAAAGTGAAGATGTTGTCCACCTCTAAGAAATCAAGCACAGTCTTTGGTATTTTACCTCTAACTATCTTCCTCCTCCAATCCACTCTTGAGGTAGAGAGTGCAACAACCTCTCGGATTTGGTGCTTCACAGAACTATGAGTTAAATATAATAATAAGCTAGTATAATTGTCTATCTTTTTATTTTGACTTGGGACAGGCGACACCATCCGAAAAGTGTGACTGCTGGAGTTCAAAATTTTAGAGACAACTGTGAACAGCTGGTTATTGTTCAATTTTTCCACATCCATCCCCAATGATAATATATACTCTTTAATCTTTTCAACATCTCTGTAAGGGTTGGTCCTTTTTCCCAATAGTTTGAAGGCCTCTGGCTCTCTGGTGTAACTAACGAATGCATTAGCATTCATTCGTACATTGCCAAGCTGAGGGTAAGAGAAACTAAAGTGCACAGGCTTATCTTTAAACCCATTCTTTTTAATGCTCCCAGTCCACTCAGCATCCGATATAGAATCATAAAAACTATTTAATTCATCAGAGAGGAAATCCAATAGAACATCTAATGATGGGTCATAGAATTCTTCTAGGTCATCCAATATTAGGTCTGAACTGGCTAGTAAATTGCTTAAATTGCCTACAGAAATTAGACCTCCGTCTGTGCAAATCACGTTTCTATATTTAGCAGAACCAAAAGCTCTTGTGAACCTTCTACTCTCAGGTTCACTCACCATAGAAGCATAATACTTCGGATCTGATAGCTTGTTTAAGAACCATATGGAATTTAAAAACTCATTTCCTAAAGTGCAGTTTTCCAGGGTCCAAGGATATTTTGAACTCAGTTGCGCTGCTGTATCTGAGTACTTTTCATATTTTTTTGTGATTCTACGAGACATCTTAGATCTCATGTCCCATTTAACAGAGAGATCAAGAGGGTTGTCAAGGTCTATTATATTCTGATTTTTCAGCATGCCGAGCACTTTCCAAAATTTCTTTTCATTGTATTTTTTCATCCTGAATATTTCAGCATTGGAACCACCCAATAATAATTCAATGGGATGGGAATCTAATGTCCCCAGAAATTGGTAGGGCAAATCAACACTCACAGTTATATTGTAAATTTCTTGAACAAATTTCTCTGTCAGTTTTAAAATTAAGAAAGATTCTTCTATAGAACCTCCTTGACATAAGACCTCAATAGATTGAGTTATTGCAAAAGATATATCTGAAGAATAGCCTTGATCAGTTGGTTTGAATGGTATGGAAGATAGGAATTTGGGAATCACAGGCACAAATCTGTCAAACATATATAGAATTGACAAGAATTCCAAATACACATTCTTGTTCACTTGGCTCTTTTTTACAGATAGCATATGGTTTGCTCCTTTCAATAGGAAATCGTATATTTTCAAACTGGGTTCAATGCTCGCATCATTCTCATGATAACTAGTGACAACGCTATCATCAGAATGACATTTTGTATCCATCAGAACTAATCCATTTCCGTGCTTGAGATTGTAGTTCAGTATCACTTCTGATGCTAATATCTGATTGGCAGCATGCATTAAAGTAGACAAATAATTGAAAATACCCATAACAAAAGAAAATTTAACATCTATGTTGAATTTGTCTTTTATCTTAGGATCGGGGGACAATAAATCCAAGAAATCCAAGAAACCTTTATTGTTTTTTACTGAATTTACCACATGGGACCTTGTCACGAATTGTTTTTTTACCATTTTGCTACTGAAGTCTTCGAAATGGTCTATAAATTCTTGTGGTAAGATCGATGACATTCCATGAATGAAATGTGTGTACTTCTGGAAAACACTATGTGGTGCCCAACGTCTGCAATCCAGAACCCACCTAATTGTCTCTTTGATCCAAGGGGCAGGTGATCTTTCAAAAAAATCTGTATGTATTATACTATGTCTTTTATTTGAAGGGATTGATATAAATTCATTGGGAATCAATTTGCACAATCGTTTGCAAAACGATTCTATAGGGTTTTGATAAGCTTTTGTTGCCAAATCCATACAAAAGATCTCCCTACTTCCACCCCTCTGTATTTTATGTACAATGTGGAATGTTATTTGATCAAGAGTGAGATCATTGTGCCTTATTTTGTCAGAGTTGATTATATCAGCTGCTGACTCCGGATCTAGAGAGACGTAAAGTTTCACAAGTTCCTCAAGATCTTTATCCCCTGATTCCAGTATTTCGAATACCTTATCATAAACCACTTCGTAACCTTTCCTGTTGAAATAATTTTCATTATTGTACCCTCTTAACCCATTGGAATTCGCAATGTGCATTAAACCCTTTTCTGAACACTGCTTCCACATAAGATTCAATTCGCTAGGATCAACCCTGTTTCTGAGGAATCCAGACAAATGGTACCCCAAAAATTGGCAAAATTTAGGGTCGTACTTAAAATCGTCTTCATAAACACTTTCTTGGAAATCAAATATATCCATATGCAGACTTTCGTCCTTCAAAAAATCCACATCAGCATGGAGTTTATTAAAGTTTTTTACATCCGATAAAATCTCTTTTAAATTATTTGCTTGTTCTAGGCTGCTATTTACAGGTGCTTTTGTCATCATGTACGTGATGTATATGAAATTTGTTAACTGTTCTGTATTTCTAAAAGGCCTGTTTGTCCAAAGATCATTTAGGGGGTTTTCGCTCAATAGTGTATCCAAACTGCTTCCTTTTGACAAAGACATGTTGAAGAAAGATATGGCAAATTTTTTGTAACGGATTCTTAGACATTCTTTGATCCATGCGTCTAGATATGAGAGGTTGAACGTTGAGAATGAGGCCATAATTCCTTTCAAATTAGCGTACTGCCCTAAAGGGTTTACTATCAAGTATCTAAGGTTATGTAGAAGACTTTCTGTTTTCCTCCTGTTGTGAAAAGAAAGTAACGATGGGAGAATGTTCAGAGTATCCTGACGTTCTTCCAGATTTAAACCAGATCTTATATGGTTTGAAAAGCAATTCATGAAGGTTTTATGCCTCAGGCTGAACCAATCATACAAAGTATCCAGATGCAACTGCATCCAGGGACCAACCACCAATTTTTTGTCCTTGAAGTCAAAAACTTCAAAACTTTCATTCTCATCGTAACCCATATATTTCACATCCTCACACTCAACTACAAAAAGAATTTTGAATAATTTGGACATGTTCCTAGAATAGGACTTTGCGCCCCCTCTCACTAACACAATTATTTTATCAAACCCCAGATTATCCACTTTAACATAATCTCTATTGTAACTTTTCACACTTTCATTGAAAAGCAATTTAGACAAATTAGAACCAACCATTGCCAATTGTTCCAATAAAGTATTCTGAAAATTGCTTTGATAAAATATGTTCCATCTATTTGTGTAAAAATCCTTGTCCTTGGTCAAAAATTCAGGTGATGGAGATCGAATAGTATTGTATAATTTTGGGAGGCTTAAGCAATTGTGTTTCTTCCCTATCAACCTTTGCAAAAACCCCTCAAAGAAAGACAATAGCTTGTCAGGCTGATTGATTTCACCAACGCCCTTGATTCCTTTATTTATCTTTTGAAAATGTGTCATCTCTCGATCAAAATCCCTTTTGATTGAAGATCTCTTGCCACACCTGATCCTAACGATCCTTTCATTCTTTCTCTTTGCAGTTTTCAGAACTTGATGATATTCTTTTTGAGTTTCTATTAAACAACGCCTTTCATTTTCGATCGACAATTTCTGATTTGTTGTCATATGTTTATATTTTAGACTGAAGTAACCTTTATCCCTGATTTTTTTGACATAAGCTGTCTTCGCCATACTGTATGCTTCAGAAGTCTTGGTCACAACATCACTTTTTATTGCCTCCTTATAGAATAATTTTTGTTCCGCCCTCATCAATATTTCTTTTGTGTAATTGTAGTTTGATTTCTGCAAATACAATTTAATGATTGATGATGAGATGTTGTCTAGATCAAC